AGGATCTTTTGCTTTCAAAGGGGGTAGATGTACGTATGGAATATCGTAAGCAGTACTCATTTTCTTTGCTGCTGTAATGCCTGCCGTGTCCGAATCCAAGAAAAGTAGGATGTGATCAAATCTATGCCTAAGCGCTTCAATCAAACTTTTAATAAAAGTATAGCTTGGCGATCCTTTCTTAGTGGATACAACCTCGCTACTTAGAGCTATAGCCGAAAAGCCCATCTCATGTAAAACCATCACATCTTTCAGGGACGAAGTCATAATGAGTACTTTTCCTCGCCTCTTTAATTGGTTGTACCCTTGAACATTCTGTATTTTACAGTTAGTCATCCACTTCTTTTGTCTATCTTTCTCGAAGGGACGATACAGCTTTATTTTCGTATCTATAATATATGCAACAATAGGATTGACGTCACTTCCTCGCCACACAAGTTTACCATCTACGAATGCTACAGAAGCGTCAAAGACATTGTACTTCTTAAGCGTCGCTTCTGAGATATTAAATTTTGCGAAGTAGGGAATGTGACGTGCTACTTTTGTCGGAATAAATGTTATTTCTTTCTCTTCACTCTTCATGAACGTGAGTTCGTCCATAGCAGAGATCAGAAATCTATCCTTCTCGATGCGTGAGAGCGACAGTGCACGACTTTCCTTAAAGAACTGCGTTACTAAGTATACGCAGTTGTAAGTTTTGTGTAGAGCGAAATCATGCAGAAGTAATTCTCCACTATCCGCCCAAAAGAAAGCGCAGGAAGGATGACGATCCTCACGAAGTGGTGAACGAATCGGTTTATCTCCCACCAGAGAAGGATCACGTAAATAAAAGCCAAATATCTTAGCTTGGTTTTGCTTTATCCACTCCTCGAGTTGAGAAATGGAGCTCTCTTTCGGCAATGCCGAAAGAGAGAACTCCGTAGCTTTCATATAAATTAGTTAAACAGTACTAAAATCCAGAGAACAGATCGTCTAATTGGGCATCAGCTTTCTGCGTGAAAGCCTTTGCCTGCTCCTTCTTAGTCATACGATTGTCTAATTCCCAAGTAGAGTAGTAGAGATCAGTGGGCGTGTCTTCGACATACTTCTCCAAAGATCCGTACTTACCCATCTCGGCATATACTCCATTCTTATCGTATGTCAACTTAATGTTGAACCGTCTTTTAGTAGTTGGGATTGCTGCTTTGATAGCTGCTACAGCCCGTTTTACCAGCTCTTCGTAAGTACCATTGAAATTCGTGATCGAGCTCTCGGAAAGAGTAGCTTCTACCAAAATACGGATGACAGACAAGTTAGCGTAAGATTCGTCGTCAATTGCTTCGGCGACGCTTTTGCCCTCGGCAGGAAACTTTCCTTCAGGTTTCCATAGGCGTTTTTGCGCAGTCTCGCCTTTGTCATTGGTAAATTCGATATCCACGTAGCCATCTTTCTCGCTGAATTCGATCTCTGAAAGCTTTACTTTCGTGTGGATTCCAACAGGCATACGTTTGCCACCACCTACTTTAGTAGTGATTTCAGGAGCATCAAGGCGGTAGGTTTTATTAGTATCTTGCATCAGTAATGTTTTATTAGTTAATTTGTGTTGTTATTATTGTCGTTATCTATGGTTATCTATTTCTTTGTAGGTGGAAGGTAACTGCCTTCAATGCCTTCAGCAAATTGAATCATACCTGTTACAGTAGACAAATTAGCCTCCATCTTTAGCGGAAGTGCTCCACGAGTAGAGCGAGCTTCAGTGTAACCATCATTCTGCGTAATGAAGCTATACTTCCGGTTATCCCCTTCACCCTCGACATGGGTGTAGAGATTATAGTTAAGCTTGCCATTCATGTTAAGCTTGGTCAGCTTCTGCCCATCAAATTTAGTACGCCAGTAAACCATGCCGTTCAGAGTGTAGGGCTCGATGTGAGCAGCCATATACACAATCAGGTTGTCTCGGAGTTTAGTACGTACCAAATCTTGAAGCTCATAGATGTCTGCTGCCATCTCTTTCCATTGATTATAGTCTGGCTTCTTCATATCAAGCATCACAATGTCGCTCGTGATCGAATTGATTGTGTCTATATATACCACTTCTATCTCTGGCCGCTTTTCAGAGATGTGTAACAGGAGTGGTACTATCTTCGTTAAATCCGAAGTAGAGACGTAGTTCTTGTTCTCGGCATTGTAAGATTTTCTCCATTGTGTCCACGAAAGCCCTTTTTTGTCAGCGTCTATGAAGAACGTCTTTTTCGGATCGAGACTTTCGGCACTTGTTGTCTTACCTGTACCGGGTAAACCACTGAGTTGAACTAATACTGCCATAAGTATTTTATGTGTTAGGGAATTATAAATTAATGTTATTTATCTAAAACAATTGAGAAGAGGGTATAAAAAATGGAAAACAGGGTGATGATGGTGAACATCTTCGCGTCATTGTTTTTCCCAATCTGAAATAGAGGCCCTGTTTAGGTTATCAACCATAGCTAATATCTTCGGTTTACCAAATCTTTCTTTGATTACGTGAAGATAAATCATAGCTTGGTCAGGCTTAGTCGGGTTAAACACTGGAAGTCCCTGAGGGAAATCTCGTTTCGGCGGGCCATACCAAACACCTAAACCTTCGACTAAAACAGGCTTGTGGATTATGACGACATAATCAGAGGCATTAAACACACTACTCGCTCCGAATATGTCCGACTTGTTAGGATAATGTAAGCGTCGATCTTTGATTCTCTCTGCTTTCTCGATCTCTCTATTTAACTGCGAAATAACAAAGAATAAACACTTACCGCCATTAGCGCTAAATTGTTTTTTTAGCTCGACGAGCTTAAACATAAGCTCGTCGATAGTACTTTTTTCGCCCTTTCCACTCCCGTCTTTCACAAGCAGAGTATTGTCGATAGTAACGATCAGTCCTTTTCTCTTTTTGAGTAGGTTATTCTCTGCCGCGTAACCGATAATAGTGTCTGCCATTTCATCGACCGTCATACTTTGATCGACAATAAAGATTGGACGTTTTCGAAGGCTTTCCAAAGATTTCTCTACTTCTATAAGTTTTTCTCCATCTAATGGTTCATAGGCGCTATACAGAGTCTTCACGTCAATGTCTACAGCCGAGGAAAAATCTCGAGCTATCTCATCAACAGCTAACATTTCAAATTGGAAGGAGAGAACATCAAAAGATTCAGTGGGGTTAAGATCTATCATTTCTCGAACCCATGAACGAACCAATGTACTCTTACCAGAAGCAGAAAGGCCAGCGACAGTAACGATCCTATTCCAGTCAAAGCCGTTAAGAAACGTTTTATTTACTTTCTCGCTTGCTACTTTGAGTGACTTTTCTTTTCCGCTCTGGCGTGCTCTGATGTACTTTAGCGCTTCGTCAGCTACTGTCGCTAAGGATTTAATCGAGCTCCTTTCCGTAGTCATCTATTTGTGGCTTAGTAGATTCTGTGTCATAGTCTAAGAATTTGACATGGCTTCCTTGCAGGAGGTAATTACTCGATGCTTGCATATACTTAAAGCCATTCTCTTCTGGTGTAGTAATTCCGTCCCGGTACTGTATCTCGTTACGCAGAGCACGCATCAGTTCTTCGTGGGTTGCCCCCTGAGAAATAAGACGAGCATACGCTTCTCTCGATACAGTTTTATTCCAGCGTAGTACTCGACTAACAAGATGTCCATTACGACCATCGTTAAGAGGATACGCGTTCCAGAATTTAATAAAGTTAGGATCTTCGTTTACTTCTATTTCGTAACGTCTAACAGCAAGTTCCTTACTTTTATTTATCTCTTCGGACTCAAGTGGATTAAATACTTGAATCTCATTAATTATCCCCACTCGATACAAAAGATCTTCTCCATCTTTAGTAGGCTTTCCTTCTTTCAGTAAGCCTTTCTTCTCAAGGTCAAGTATATAAGTGGGGGCTATTCGGAATGTTTCTTCGTGAGTTTTACCCTGTGCGAGAAGATACAGATAATAAATTTGGCACGGGTTTGCCTCGTTCTGAATTATAGGAAGTTCTCGCTCGGAGAGACGGAGTAGACCTTTCATTATATATTTGAAATTTAGTATTAATTGTTCTTTGCTTTTTTTCACATGCGATTTCTATTGCTCGCGAAACAGCGACTAAAGGATCTTCTGCAAGGAAATCAGCTATTAATTTGTCCATGTGGAAAACAGTAGTTCTATACTCATATCTGTCATCACTACTTGCGTATATTATAATAGAGTGTTCGTCACCAAATAGGATCTGAAACTTTAGTGCATGTTCGCCTTGAACAGCTATTTTAAAAATTTTAATTTCTTTCATACGCCATTTTATATGCTATATTAAGAAGGCAGCTAAATATGTCAAGTGCGTCTGCGCCCTCTATTTTTTGTGCTAATATAGGAGGTTTAAAATTTTCTTTATCTTTGTCGTACTCATACCACTGTAATTCTCCTTCGTATGTTATTTTTGTGTCATTTGCTCCAAATCCTTCGTAGACGCATTTAGAAATACTAATTGTATACTTATCTAAACAAATTATTGACTTCCAATAATATGGAAACGCCGCCATCTGCATGATTATGTTTCCTGCGGATTATAGTAGACTATAATTTTAGTAAATGCTATGGGTTCAGAAAGTACAAAATTTATTTTATGTACACAAGCTACCATTAAAACTACGAGGTCTTCATGA